AGAAAATTATCTAAACTACAAATCAGAATTTGTGATACATTTGATTGGTATTTAGACTCTCCTCAAGAAGTTCAAGATGTTGTTGTTAATATGTGTTATCAATTAGGTCTTGCAGGATTTTCTATGTTCAAAAAAACCATTTATTACCTAGAAACACAACAATACGAAGAAGCTGCAGATGAGATGCTTGATTCCCTTTGGCATAAACAAACTCCAACTAGAAGTCAAGAACTTAGTGAGATTATTCGTAGCCTTGCCTAATTTTTATTTTTCATAAAAAATTATTAACTTACTTCAAAGAATTAAGAGGAAATGTATGGCAAACAAAGACTTTGGAGTCATTAAAAGAGTTGTCGTTACACCTGATAAGCATTTTCCCCTACACGATCAAAAAGCAATAAATGTACTTAAAAAGACTATAGAAATAGTCAAGCCTGATGCTTATGTCGATTTGGGAGATGTTGGTGAATGGGAAGGCTTCTCTCATTGGAAATTTAAAAATAAGAAAGCCCCACCATTAGAGTTTCTTATAAAAGATTTTAAAAAAGACATAAAAGATGTAAACAAGGGAATGGATATGATAGATGAATCCCTTGATAAGGCAAATTGTAAGGAAAAATATATAACAGAAGGGAATCATGATAATTGGCTTAATATTGCAGTTTCTAAATACCCTTACATCCCTCAATACAACTTTGCTAATGCAGTTAATTTGGCTGATAGAGGATATGATTATTATCCTATGGGTAAGTATTTAAAGATTGGAAAATTAAATTTTTATCATGGGCATCACTATGGAGGTCAATATCATACAGCAAACCATTTAAGAAAACTTGGTTGCAATATAATGTATGGACATTGGCACGACTTACAACAAATGTCTGCTACCCATATGGATGGTCAAAAATCTGCTTGGAGTATTGGATGTTTAAAGGATATGTCAGCAGAAGCAAATGAGTGGCTTGGTAATAGAAGAATCAACTGGAGTCATGCTTTTGCTATAGTAGATTTTTTTGAAAGAGGTTTATTTACAGTTCACATTATTCAAATTATAAATGGAAAAACTTGTTTATGGGGAGAGGTAATAAAAGGTTAAGCACATTTGATCAAATCATTTTAATTTGGATTATGATGGTTATATGGGGTGGATTATTGTTTTTATGTATTTATGTTATTGTATTTATTTATAATATTTTAATGGGATATTAAATGGATTGGTTAGAATTATTAGAAAGATATGGTGTGCCATTAGTAGTAGCTGTAGCATTTTGGCTATTTATACAAAAACAAAACAAATTTATACAAGATGAGCTTCAAAAAGAATTAAGAGAATCTTTTACTCGTGTTGAAGGGATTATTATTAAATTAATAGATAATAGCAAAAAACAACAATTAGAGCAAAAAGGTATAGAAAATAGTTTTAAAACCCTAGTAACAATCATTGCTGAATTATCTGGCAATGGGTTGAAGGACAAGTTCCTTCGTATGCAGGAGAGGAATGAAAACAAAAAATACTGATGAGTATAGAGGCGAGGTAATGACTCATCTTGCTTATATAAAAGAAAAAGTTGATGCAAACTTTGAACATTTAGAAAGAGTAAATGGTAGATTGAATAGAGCAGAAAATGATATTGTTAAGCTAAAAACAATAGGGCTTACTCTATTTACTATACTAACAGTAGCTATTAGTTTGGTTGGTATCTTGCAATGATACAAGGGTTAATTGTAAAATTAATATTTGATTCTATTTATAAAGCTATACAAAGAAAACATAATCTTAAAAAAATAGATGATTATGTTAATAAGCCTAATGAGCTAGATAAAAAATTTAAACAATCTCAGAAAAACCTAAACAAGGCTTTAAAGTATATTGAGGTGTTAGAAAAAGATGTGGGGGCTTTAAAAGCAGATTCTCATCCACCTCTATTTACCAAAAAAGATTTAAATAAAATTAATAGAAGATTAAAAAAATTAGAAAACAAGGAGAAGTAACATGGAATGGATGGCAGCAAACTGGGAATGGGTTTTGCTTGGCTTTACAATAGTAGAGAAAATAGTAAAACTTAGTCCAACAAAGTATGATGATATGTTATTTGACATGATCTTAAAACCTATATTTGAAAAGGTTAAAATGAGATAATGCCAAGAAGCAAACTCCCATCATTAAATTCTATTAAAGATGGTTCATTTGAACCTAATAGAAAAAATGCAATTTCTTTGGGAGATGATTCTGTTCTAAGTGCAGACTCTAAACCTATAAAAATCGGAGAAAAATCATCTATTTTAGAGCTTTCTGAAGATAGTTTGATAATTAGAGGTGCAATAGAGTTTGATACTTTACTTAGAGGAATACTAAATTCTCCTAATGAAAGAATGGCTTTTACTGCTAAAACAGGGGAATACAGGTGGTATTCTACTAGTAATGATGAAGATTATGTAAGAATGTTTGTTCTTGGAGGTAACTGTTTACTTCAAGCTGTAGATGCAAGTGGTGGTACTGAAGCAGATATAAGTTTAGATGCAGGTAATGATATAATTTTAGATGCCGAAACAGGTGTATTTAAATTTGAAAAAGCAGGCGATTTAGACGATTTATGCACCTTAACTGTTGCAGCAGATGGTGCAACAACTATAGCAACTGCAGATTCTGATGGAGCAGCAGGTCATTTAACATTAGATCCTGATGGAGATTTAATAGTATCAGGAGCAGATGTTAAAATAGATGCTACTCAAAAATTATATTTAGATGGTGGGAGCAATAGTTATATATATGAGGAAGCAGCAGATACTATTACTTTAGTTGCAGGGGGAACAAGTATGATTCAAATTACTGAAACCCCTATCGGTAATTATGTTAGGTTTGAATCTTGTGGTGTAGGGTTTGACCAAATAGAGCCAACTTACAATTCAAGTAATACTGTTGTTAGCTTTGATGCAGGAAACAAGCAGTTTTTAACATTTGGAAGTGGAAATATAACTACTATAAAGTTAGGATTTCCATTAGCTTCAGGTAATTTTACTTTAATTTTAAAACAAGATGGAACAGGTAGCAGGACTATCACTAATTGGAATGTCTATGACATAAGTGGAAGTGCAGCATCAGGAAGTTCTACAGTTAAATGGGCAGGTGGCTCTGCTCCAACATTAACAACAGATGCTAATCATGTTGATATATTATCTTTTTATTGGGATGCAGATAATGAAATAGCTTATGGAGTAGCAACATTGGATTTTCAATTTTAATGGTTTTTAAAGACGAAACATTAGAGTTTTTTGACAACAGGATAGTTAATGCAGATGGAGCTGAAATTATGATGGATTGGGAAGCTCCTATAATGCAAAAATCAGCAGAGTTTATATGTCATAATAAAGGCGATATACTTGAAATAGGATTTGGTATGGGAATTTGTGCAGATTATATACAGGCACAGGGTGTTAATTCTCATACAATAATTGAAATACACCCACAGATTATTGAAAAATTAAAAATATGGGCAGATGACAAGCCTAATGTTACTATTATAGAAGGCGATTGGTATACTGTAGACAATCTATCAACTTATGATGGAATATTTATTGATACATATGGAGATAATAATTGGAATAATGTTAAATCATTTGTGTTAAGTAGAAGTAAAAATGGTGCTAAAATTACATATTGGAATAATTTTGATTTAAAAAACAATGAGCATTCATTTGACTCTATATCATTTGAATCTATATCAATATCTCCTGATTCTAATAGTTATATGAATGGGGATACTTACTATATGCCTAAGGTAGAATTATAATGGCTGCAATTTATGCAGATTCAAGTGATGGATGGGTAAGAAGTTTTAATCAATCAAGTTGGTATAATGCAAGAACAGGAGCAGGAGGTTTAGGTTCTACATCTACTGCAAGTATAGCTGTTGTAGGGGTTGGTGCATACAAAACTTCAGCTAGAGGTGGTGGATCTGCTTATCATGTATACAGGTCTTTTTTTTCGTTTGACACTTCAGCAATATCAACAGATGTATCTTCTGCAAGTTTAAAAATTAGGGGAGTTAGTCTGTCAACAGGAGATTTAATTGCACTTAAATCAAATTCAGATATAGAAAGTTTAGGAACAGCAGATTTTGATGCAATAGAAGGATGGAGCACAGGAATAGGTTCAACAGATGGTAGTGGTGGTGGAGATAATGAAAGTAATGTTACTGAATATTCATCTGAAGTAACTACTTGGGATGTACTTGATTACAATACTATAACTTTAAATGCACAAGCCTTAGCAGATATGAGAGATAACGATAAGGTTTATATTGTTTTAATTAATTATGATTATGATTTAAAAGATGTAGCTCCAACAGGATTTTCAGACAATAGGAATGGGCTTTTTTTTACTGAATACACAGGCACAAGTCGAGATCCATATATTGACTATACATTGGCTGAAGTAACAGCAACAGACAATTCAGTATTTTTTGGTACAAATTTTTAATTAAGGAGAAAATGTGGTAAATTACGACAAGAGAATTCAAGAATATAAAAAAAGATTAATTTTACTTGAGCAAGAATTTATTATGACAAAAGGCAAAATTAAAGAATTAGAAGATTTAAAAAAAGAGTCTGAAGAAGAAAAGGAAGGTAAATAATGGCAAGTTTTACAGGTAGTGCTTTAAAAGATGTTTACAAAGATATACTTCATACAAGCAATTCTAATACAGGTTTATCAACTACTATAAAACAAATAACTTGTGGAGATGGAGATGGTACATCTTTATATCTATCTACTCAAAATACTAAAATACAGCCTGCTGCAGATTCTACTACAAACACAGTTATACTTGATAAAGATGGTAATGCTTTAGTTACTGTTGATTCTACAAATGATCTTGTTAAGGCAGGCATAGGACAGCATACTGTAAATACACAATATTTAAATTTTGGAGTAACAAATGCTCAGTCAGATTTTTCTGCAAACACACATCATGCTATACCCATATCTTATGTTTATGTAAATGAGGGAGCTCAAAGCATAGGAACAGGAACAAATCCTGATACATCTAAAACATTTACAAGTAATTCTCATAGATTTATAGGTCATTATTTTTATTTATGCGATAACATAACAATAGATAAAGTAGTGTTTTGGGTTGGAGCAGATACAGCAACTGGAGATACAGTCAGATGTCATCTTATGAGCTACGACATAGAAACAACTTCAGGTGCTACAAGTGGAGATTTATCAGGAGGAGTTGTTTGTGCTGATGGTGCAGACATAGTATCAGCAGGACACGAACAAAATTATTATCAACAAATGACAGTTCAGTCTGCAGATGTAAATGCAGGCAAAGTTTTGGTCTTTGCATTTAGGCAAGACTCAGCTAATTCAGATTATTCAATTAATGCAACAGTAAAGTATCATTTAAGGTAGAGGAGTAAAAATGGCAAATGTTAATGTAAATTTAAGTTTAGGGAGAAATGCTTTTAGTAAAAGCAAAAATTTTAATCAAGTATTTGAAAACACACAAGAAGTAGATAATACAGATGGATTTATAACAATTCTTAGTGTAAGTGCAACAAAAGGCACTTCTATAGTTCCTTCTTTAAAAGCATTTTGTATTTATAATGAAGGAGATGTTCCTGCAGAAGTGCAGTTTACTTATCAAGAATGGAAAAATAATTCAAATGTAGATGATGCAAATGCAGTAGATACTGGAGGAGGCTCTACAAATTTAAGATATGCTACTGTTCTTTTGCCTGCAGGTGATTTTATATATCTTCCAAATGGTAGATTTTGTGGATACAATGCAGATGCCTCAGCAGCAAATGCTACTACTGTAGATAATACAGCACCTAATTCTAATATGTATGTAGATAGTGGTGCTGATGTAGACAATACAACTGCAAGTGG